TCACCTAGTAATTCGATACCATCGATGTTATCCGATTTGTCACCCGTGAAGATCTTTGTTAATAAGACGTTTTGGTGAGGTATGTTGACCTTATTTATCGAAATGGTGTCACCATACCCCAAATACATTTTAGAGGTAGGAGAGTAGATTGTGACACGTTCTGAGATGAGTTGGGTTAGGTCCTTGTCTGCAGAAAAGATAATGATATTCTCGTCTGTAGAAATTTTACAGTAATACGCAATCAGATCATCAGCTTCGTTATTTTTCATTTCGACCTGACGAACAAAGATTTCTTCCAAATATTGCTTAACTCTGGCTTTTTGTTGTAGATATGATTCGTATTTGAACTCATTCATATCATGCTTTCTATTAGCTTTGTATTGAGGATATAAGGATTTTCTTATGGAAGAGTTTGAACTTCCATCCCAAAACACGACCACTTTATCATGATTATGTTCTTCTAAAAATTTTCTGATGATGTTTATAAAATGGTAAATTCCACCTAAGTGGTCTCCACCATTATATAACTCTTTTACTCCGTGAAATCCAATTTTGAACAGATTGTCTCCGTCAACTAATAATGTTTTAATCACAACTCGTGATTTAAATGTGGAACAATAAACTAATCTTCTTTTTCTTCTTTTAAGGTGAAGTCACCATCAGAACCAATAATATCTTTCCAATAATCGGCATATTCTTTTTTGTAAGCTTCGATGGATGTCTTTTCTTCTGATGCTTCTTTACCCGCTAAAAATCCGTGAGGAGTAACAATAATTTTTCCATCTTCGTATCCTAAACCATTGATGTGGTTTTTCAGTACAGACACTTTAGTTCTTGTGGCAAACTTAACACTTCTCTTGTCTTTTGTTGCGGTAATTTTGTTTGTTCCAGCCCCTTTTTGATTTCCAAACAAAAATACCAATGACGAGTTTAACCAAATGGCTTCACCACCTTTAGCTTTAATCTTCGGCTGTCCAAATGGATTGTCAGGTAATTCAACCCAAGGTTGGTTAACAATAACCAAAGTATTTTCATACTTAGAATCTGCTTTACGTGAACCTGAAATACGTTGGTTGATACCCATACCTATTTTGTCCGCCAATGTAGATGCGTTGTGCTGTTTTCCACCTTTACCTTCAAAGGTCATCTTACATGGAACAGAACCAACTGAATCCCATAAGAACAACAAACTATAGTCCAACTCACCTTTTTCTTGAGCATCTAACAAGCTGTTGATATAATCTGTAATCTGTTCAATATAATCAAAATTGTTGTTGAAAATATAGAATCCATCCCAATCGAGTTCTCCTGTTTCTTCATCAACAACTTCCTCACATTGAAAACCCATTAGTTTGGCATGTTCGAAACTCCACTTCTGTTCAGTAATAATGAATACAGGGAGGATACCTTTCTTCTGTGCATCAACAGCCGTTTTTACCAAAGCGGTAGTTTTACCGGTATCCGAATGACCCAAGAACATATTCAAATGTCCAACTGCAGGACCAGGAAGTCCAACTGCATCTAAGAAGTCAGGTCCCAAATCAAAAAATCTTTGGGGTTTATATTTTGCAGAGGTTGAAAATTTTTTCTTCAAACTCTCGAAGTCATTCTTTTTAATTGCCATAATATGAAGTAAAAATGAGCATAGGTTTTTGACCTATGCTCGTAAAGTTATTTAGAACGGTAAATCTGAATCAATATCAGAATCCATTTGTGGATCTACGTATGAGGATTTTTTAGAACCTCCACCGAAACTTTCTTCGGAAACTGACGAGTCACCATAAACGTAACCACCCTTTTCGTTGTCCCACTTAGGTGTTTCACCTCTTGCGATTGCTTCAAGGTATTCTACAGGTTTTTTGGAATACACATCAGTCCAACTCAATTCATCATCAATCCAAGCTTTTGCTTGAGCTTTGTCAGTATGAACTGGTGCTGGATCATCATACATGATAGTTGACACAGTTGTATACTCTTTACCCTTAGGTGTTTTAGCTTTCGATAATTCGATAACCAAATCTCTACCATTAGTAGGGTCAGTAATATCTCCTTTATTTCTCCAAATAGGTATGATCTTGTCTAAGATACCGTCGTTCTTATAGTTGTGTTTGAATCTCCAAAACTTTGGACCATCTTCTTCATGGTCTCTATCAATTAACTTCACAATATAAAACTTACGTGATTTATATTGTTTTGCTAATTCTTTGTCAGATTCTTTACCAGTTGACATCAACTCTTCATAAACCTCATTTAAAGGTGAACGTTCGTTGTCATTTTTTCCTGGATCGTAGAATTTCTGCCACTGACCTCCAACTTGGATTTCATGATACCACGCTTCTTTGAATGGTGATGATCCATCTGATGTAGGGAGAATTCTAACTCTTCTCTGTCCTGATTTTTCTTTGTCTCCTAAGATCAAAGCAAAATACTTTTTCATTCTTTCGTCTTGCGACATTCTCGATTGGGCCCCGCCCCCTTGCTGATTTTTTTCGTACTGTGCCAATACGGCGTCTAATGAACTCATAAATTTTAATTTAGTTAGATAATTTGTTTATATAATAATAGTTAATTGTGCGACTTTAGTCAAATAAAAAAGGTATCCGAAGATACCTTTAAAACATTGTGATAGATGATTATCTAAAAGATGTTTTGTATGGATCTTGTTCTATAGAACCAGGTTGGAATGAATTCTTAATGTCATTAACATTTATATCAGTAACTTCATCCGCTGTTAAAATATAATCATTTTTTCCTGTCTTTTCCATTTCTTCTTGCTTATCATCAAAAAACTGAGATAGTTTTTGATTAAAAGGATAAGAATCGTATGATCTGAGTTCCAACTTTTCTTGTGGAGTTTTTTCTCTGTATTTTTCAATTTTGTTTTCCAAAGAGTTTAACTTTGTCATAATCGTATCCATCTCACTTAGTTTCGATTGGAGATCACTTAGTTGACTGAATAGATTGTTGAAATATTCTTCTTGCTTAGTCTCTATGTTTTTTTGAGAATCGACTAGTTCAGTGATGTCAAGTTCTTCTGAACCTGATTCCGTTTCTTCAGATTCTCCCTTATCGTCAATTTTCTCGACCTCTGGATCTGACTCAACATCGATGGGTTGAGGAGTTTCAGCGGCCGGAAGTGGTGCTTCTGCTGGTGCAGGTGCCCCCGCCTCAGGAGCTGGTGCAGGTGGAGTTAATGCCGCTAATCCAGGATCTGCGGGAACATCTCCAGCTTGTTCCATTATATATTGATTTATTTTTTGATACCTTTGTATCTCACTTATAATTTTTTTATCTAAACTCATTACTTAACCATTTAATAATGTTTTTATCCCACCAGGAGTTTCGACTCTGACTTTTCTATTCACTGTGGTTTGGTGCCCAGCTCTTTCAATCAATCCGTCTCTTTCTCTTACTGTGTAACAAGCTCCAGTATCCAAGTCACATACTTCTTTGGTTCCGTCTCCATTATCAAGTTCAGAAAATCTAACAGATTTACCAAGATAATTATCTAATGCTGATTTAATATTCATAGGAATGTTTTTTATATAAATATGTTATAAAGTAAAAATATCACTCACGACTATTTGTTCAAGTACCTCACCACCAATTGGAGATGTAAATCCATACGGATAGTATTTAATTTGTAATCTGAAGACCCCTTTAGAATTTATTGTCATTTGGTTTGTATATCTGGTGCTTGAATTTCCAAAGCTACTAAATGGAACTGTATCATAATTACTATTCAGTATACTTATTCCCCCCAAATTTTGACTTTGGTAACTTTGTCCTGAAGGGACGGTAAAATTGAAAGTAATATATCCACCTGAAGGTTTTTCAATATTGTAATAAGTTTGACCGTTACCTTGTAGTGTGTTAGAATCAGGAAGTCTCACAATCGAAAGTTGTTGTTGAGGAAATGTTGGTAAAGTTTGATTTACTGGAATATTTTCTATAGGTACTTGATTTTGATTTGGTAATGTGTACCAAATCCTAAAAGGAAACTGTTGTTTGACAGGAGATCCCTCCCCTTTATAGGCGTAAACTGTGAAAATAATATCAATTTGAGTTTTACCCTCAATCCTTGGTACACCATCCAAATAAAACGATTCTATTTCTGATAAAGTAATGTTGAACTCATTATTCGTCACTTGACCACCAACTCCTTGAATTTTTTGTGTAACCTTCTTTCTAGTAACTTGATTATTTGATTCTTCCAATACATATACTTGAGCATTTTGGTCAACAGTAGCCCCTATAACCCATCCCGATAACTCAGGATTTATTTTTACATTTAATGATTGGGTTTTACTTTCATTTAGTTGTATTGTTGTATCAATAAATGTTGGTTGTCCAGTTTGTTGTGGATTCATATTCTCACCGATAACTTCTTGTTGAGGGACTGAAACAACTTCTGTAATATCGGTATTTTCATAACCCCCAGGAGAAGATAATGAAACATTCACCAATGCTGGATTGAAGGTAAAATTCAACGGGGTTTCTGAAACTCCTGAATCTGTAGTAATAACAATCTTACCTTGTACAAGATTTTGTCCTGATGGTATAATAATGTCAGGTAATGTGAATCTCAAAGTTTGTGGATTAAACACTCTAACTGTACTAAGATTTACTACTTGACCCGCAACAGTTATCGATTTAATCGATTCGAAGTTTGTTCCGTTGAGTTGAATAATTGTTCCTATGTATCCAGCACTTGGTGAGAATGATTTGATTGCTGGTGGTGGACATCCTACAACAGGACTTGGAGTTGGAGTGACATTCGGTGCCGTTGAGTTATTTGTGTCTTTTTTGATACCCTCCTTTAATTTCGTTGATCCATCAGCGTTGATTAGTCCAACACGAACTGCAGACGCTAAAGCTTCAAAGAATGTCTGTTCAGTCTGTGCAAATCTAGATTTGTTTTGATCGTAGTAATCGAGGTCGATGCTTTTCTGTGGCCAAAGACAAACATAGTATTTCGCCAATCCCATACCAGGTTGTAAAATTTCAGAAACTCTTGCCCTTAATTTTCCCGCCATGAATCTAACATAATCATCCAAAGAACTGAAATGAGTTATAGGTAATGAAGTACTTTTAGAGTCAGTTGTTTTTACATTTATACAACTGTAAGTTTTAGGCAATAATGATATTTGTCCTGACCAATTCACATCCAAACTTAAAGTTGCCAAGTTATTATTCCAAGCATAGAATTTACCTAATTTGGTATTGGAACTTACTTGGAAAGTTCTTATGTAAGATATACAATAAATGATTGTTTGTAGTTGTTCGTCATTAGGTGCGATCCTTTTAAGAACCGCCGCGAATTCCTCTGGTGAAACTTCTGTTGCAGTTCCATTGACAGCTTCGTAACCTACACTAGCGTTAAGATAAACAGAATCTAACTTAGAATTACATGAATTGGTAGTATCCAATGTATTATCTGCTTTTTGTACAACGCTATCAGATTTGATATTGTTTGTTGTTCCTGATACAGTAACCTGATCTTTATTGATTTTTAGAATTTCTTCTAATCTTGTTATCAGATTTTGGTTAATACTTTGTAAGAAACTATCGATTGCCGGTAAATCATAAACTCCTTGTCTTACTCCATTGAACGTTGTTTGGAACGTTCCTGGCTGTATTGAGTGGGACACATCAGTAATCATGTATGGGCCATTGAACATGGGAACGTGTCTGAGGTTGAAATACATAGTAGGTTGCAATAAAGCATTACCCAAACTAACAACTGAACACTTATAACTTCTTTGTTTATAAAGGTTAAATAAACTATTATTTTGTGTTGCAACAGCTCGACCCGAAGCTTGATCAACCATATTCAATTGGGTGTTAATTGATTCAGAGGTTGCAACTCCATTGTCTTGAGACACGGTAAAGGAATAAAAAATGTTTTGATTCCTTGTTCCGACATCAACGTTGAACCCAACACACTTGTTTGATAAAGCCCAATCTTTCTTTCCTTGTTGATCTTCAATCAATGGATTGTCTGATGCCCTTCTCATTTCAAAAGCATCATCTCTAAATCTTGAATTTTGTTTCGGTAAGTTCAAATATTGAGATGGTTTACCTGTGTAGAAACAGATCATTTTCGGGCCTGAATTTCTGTAATCAACATCCAAAAATGTTCCCCACAAACTATTGGCGAATTGTAGTGACCCTTCTGGTTTTGGAGAAGAAACTCCATCAACATCTTGTACGTTATAAAAGTTCACATATGCTGGTAAAGGCATCACAGTAAAATTATTCTTGATTAGAATACCTCCAATAAATGTGAACACACTCATTGCTTGGTTTAAAGAATTTTCACTGAACATATTTTTTAACTCGAATATGTCGATTAGAATAGTATCCCCAATATTTCTAGACGCCCTGTCCATAAACAAGAAATCTTCAAACAAGGTCTTTGTCTTGTAATCACCTCCAGCAATCCACTTATCATTCAGAGCTTTGAAGACCTCATAGTTTTCAACCTTACTTTGTTCTCCACTAATTACACTTTTAACAACCCTCTCAGGTAATTGAACTTGGTCACTTAAATTGGTTCGTAATGATTCCAAAACACCATTTAAGAAAACATCTTGGATATCATCTTCTCTTCCCAAATACGTACTCAATTGATTTTGGAATGATGATGAGTTGATGTTTGGGTTATTCAATTTCTGTGTAGCATACATTTTGATCAATGGTGCTAACAACACAACATTTTGTGATGTAAATGCAATGTTATTGTCCACAAAGAAATCAGTAATATATGATCCAGCCGAAGTATATCTTAAGTTCGTTATTGTAGAGAATCCCACTTCAGTCTCTAAAGTCTCCCAAGCATCTTGGTTTGCAACTTGTGATTGTTGTAATGTAACACCCCCTCCCAATGTCGGTAAAGAGTTAGGAACGTAAGGTTCAAAACTGATTGGATCAACAACTACCTCTGTTGAATTATGTGATAAGTAAGAATCGAAAATTCTTCTCTGATAATTCGAAGGGTTACCGAATCGGAATATCACATCATACTCCATGAAAGCCGTTATACCAACTTGGAATAATGAAAATTGATTATTTATTGTGTTAGTAAAATATTGATCTTCTGATTCAGATCCTGTTTTAACGGGAACCGTCATCAAACTTTTGAATAAAGATTGGAAGTTTCTGAAGTTAGCGTTCACGGATACTGGTGATATTCCAAAAGATGTCACACTACTTTTGTCCCGAACATCTGTCATTCTTCTACAGAAATTCAAAAACTCACTTTCAAAGGAATCCAAAATTTTCTTTTCAAAAACGGAGAATACTTCTTCTATTTTTGTGTAATTGTCTTCAGTCAATAAATTGAATGGTGTTTGATCCCCTTGTTGTACTATCAAGTTCAAATAAGAGTCTGGTGATGGAATTTGTATTTGACCCGAATCAAAGTATCCAAAGTTTGGAGCTGACCACAAACTTCTAACAGAACCATTGAATACGCTCGGGTTATTAGTCAAGTTTACAACGGTTCTCGGACTTGTTGTGATATCCGAAATACAAGCATTGGTTGTTTGATTAAATGGTGTTCCAAAAGATGGAACAATAAAATAATCACCTCCGACTGTGTTATCTTTTGGATTACATTCAATAGGTGAGTCAGGTAGTAGATTTGGTAACAATACTGACCAAGTCGATAACTGTAAATTTTTCCCGTTTTGAGTTGCACTGACGATATTTGACTCACGGAAATTGTATAATTTCAATCCCCCATTTACACTATTTTGTATTTCTTGATCAGTGTAATTCACATACAAGTCATATCCATTATAGAAAACATTGAAGTCATTTATAAGTTTAGGATAGAATCCAACTTGCATTTGAATTTGAGTTGGTCCTTCATTCTGAAGAGTTATGTTTCTATCTACGTTTGAATATTTGAACGAGTATGTTTGTGTAACAGAACTTGTAATTGGATTATAGTTTCCTGCGTAATTAAAATCCGACCATGCAGAACTTAATATATCGACATTACTTTCTTTATATCTTTTATATCGATACCATATTGACCCATATTTCAAAATCCAAGCGTAAGGTAATTTATGAACAGCACCAAACTTTTTAAATGTAGCTGAAATAAAATCTAACTCGGTTGTTAAATTGTTATCAAGAGATTTGTATTTTTCTCTTAATGTTGCCAATGGTAAAGAATTCAAGAATAGATAGGCGGCTTGAACATACGGATAAGTATTTCCTGACACACGTGAATTATAAACTCCATTTTGAATCGCGTTTACGAAATACGGAGTATTCAACATTGAAGTTGTTGATTGGAAGTTTATTCCATTAGTAGGTGAATTTCCGTTGACGAAACCTTCTGTAGGAATAAAATTATTCGGAGTTCTTGTGG